AGGGTACTTCATACCATTTATTATTATCACTATCAACTACACTAACTATGTCTATTACATTATTATCAGTAAGAGTCACGGTAGGAAAACGCTCAGGATTATTAAATGTAAATGTTGTTGTAGTTATAGCTCCAGCCGTAGCTTTCGCTGTCTTTTGCAATAAGTAAAAGAGAGGAATACCAGTGTCAGGATCATAATTAAGAACAGAAATATCTATAGGTGATGAACCTGAATTAGAGAAATCTATTTTCTCATTAATATAAAATGCAACATTATTGATAGATGATTGAAGTTGAGTTCCTTCTTCTAAAATTAAAGCGTATCCAAAATCAGGTACATATTCACTATTAGATAAAATAGAAGGTACAGCTTGATATATATTAACATTAACTGAGGAAGCACTAGTAACTTTAGGACTATACCCAAAACTATAAGCTATAGCTAATAAATTTTTTCTTTGTTTAGCAAATTGTAGAAAATTTTCTTGGATTTGGTTATCAATATAAAATGATAAAACATCTCCTACATAAGAAGCCATTTCAATCAACATCATACCAGGTGATGCTTCTGTAAAATCATTATAAGTGTTTGGATAATAAATTTTAGCAAAGTTAATTAGCTGTGCTTTTAAACTATCAAAATCACGATTTAAATATTGTACGGTCTTTGTATTAGCCATTATTGAAATTTATTAAAATTTCGTCTTGTATGTTAGTATTGTTTATAGAATAACTAAAATAAACTTGAATTGTATTTTGATCAGGCGACGTATTAACTGATAAATTGTTTATTTGTATTTGAGGAAAGTAATCATTTATCCCAAATTTTATTATATCTTCTATATTTTGAGATGTACCTTGAGTAATTTGTTCAAATATTTGTTCTCTAATTCCTGAACCAAATGTAGGGTTCATTACTCTTTCTTTTCTACCTGTAAGGAAGAAATTGAATATATTAGATTTAATAGCATCTTTTGTTGTATAGGTAATATTTAATCCAGTTGTTCCATTAAATGGAATTTGAATTCCTACTCCTTTACTAGGAGATAGATCTAAAGGATTAATATTAATTATATTATAAGCCATTATAATTTACCGTTTTCTTTTAATTTACTCATTAAGCCTGTAAAATCAGGAACAACATCTATCCTTACATCATTTATATCACGTACAGGGCCTTGAGATTTAAGCATTTCATCTACTGTTGCTACTACAGGGGTATTAGAACCACCCATCATACCTGGAGCACCTCCTGCCCAACCTACTGCATCAGATGCATTATAATCACCTCCATTTAAGGTTCTCCATTCACCTGCTTGAGCAGTTTCATTTAATATATCTAATATAGGATTACCTGTAGATACTAGAGGTTGAGGTTTATATTGTTTTTGTTCAGCAATTATTTCTGAAAATTTTGGTTTTGTTTGATTTTCAGTATGAATTAGTGTAGGGCTATTATTCTCAAAAGATTTTGGGGCACTAGCCGATTTAACTGCTTCAAGTAGAACTTCTCTCATTTCTTCTTGAATAGCTTTTTTTACTTCTTCTCTAATTACTTTTCTAAAAGCGTCTAAATTCATGTTTATAAATATTTAATATTAAAACTTATTTTAATCAGGTGTTACAGGACCTACAATAGTATTATTAGGATTTAATCCAGTTAATGTTACTATATCTATTACTTCTTGGTCTGTAGGTGAATCATTCCCTTCATCACTAGTGCGAGTTTGATTTTGTTTATCAATATAATATTGACCTTCTTTAATTAATACTTGATCATCAGGAGCATAAGTAGATGTCCCTTCATATTCTATAACTCCTCTTTGATCAGCTACTATTACTCTTCTTCTTAATAAAGTTATACCCTCATCTACTACTTCTTCTTTTATAATATTAATTGTATACCCATTATATAAAGAAGGTAAAATAGCATTACCCTTTGCTGTAGGGAATAATTCATCTAAAGTAGCTAAATTATTATTTAAGGAATCAATACTACCTTGCACAGTATTTAAAAGAGCAGTATCATCATTTGTGTATTGGCAAGCACGAAGATTTTTATATAAAATATTAAGACCAGTTAATAATCTTAATATTTCTCTTCTTATTCGTTTTATATTTAATAAAATAGTACTATTTAAAAATTTAGAGATTTGACTAGTTATTTTTCCTAAATCATCAATAATTTGATTAGTTTTAGAAATTCTATCAGATTGAGTATTAACTGTAGCATTAGTTTGTGAAACTACAGGAGCTGTTCCCCCACCTACTGCTAATGGAGTAGGCAATTTGGTTAGTATTTTAACTACAAATTTATAGATTTTAATTAATACATTAATAATTTTTAAAATAGTGTTAATAAGTTTAACTGTAGTTTGTATTTGGACAATAGCTTTATCTATAGCTTTAACTTGGGTAACTAAAAAACCAACACTTTCTCTAAATCTTTCAGGTTTAATTATACCTGCTAATTTTTTATTAATTTCAGCTTCTTGTCCTCCTAAAGCTAAAGTAGCTATATTAATTGGAGATAAAAATGGAGTTAATTTTCTAGCAAAAGATTTTAAAATAGTAATTTTATTTATAATATCAGTAGTAGGATCTATAGTATCACTAGTTGCAACTAAAACTAAATTTAAGGATTGAATAGTTTTTGATAAACCTTCTCCACCAGGAATAATTGCTATTAAATCATCTGGAGGGATAATATCCTCTAAAGATAATCTTATTTCTTCAATAGATGCTTGATAGGATTGAATTCGAATTTTATATTGTTCATCAGTTTCATTATCTAATCTTAAAGGGTTTAATTTATCTCCTAAATTATTTACAAAATCTAGAGCGTCTTTACCATATTTTAAAAGTTTACCTTCTAAAAGTCCTCCAGGAGGTAAAGCTTTAGTTAAAATATATCCTAAAGGATTACAAAAGTCAATAGAATTAATTTCACTTAAAACTGTATTAATTTTAAATAAAATTTTTAGGATTTGTAATGATACTTTATTAATCCTTCGAGGGGCCACATCATTTAATATTCTAGATAATCCTGTAGGTACAGCCATTATAATAAAAAGGTTTTATTAGATTTAATATAATCATTTTTATTTAATAGAGTTAATAAATCCGTTGCATCTCCTTGAATATTATCTCCAGCAGCAGCTATAAATGGTATAGCTACTCCATTACTATCTGTAGCATATCCTAATCCTACTCCTAAATCTTGTAAAGAAGCTAATAATCTACTTAATAGATATACTAAATTATCTCCTTTTATAGCATGTTGTAATTTATTTATATCAGTTTCTAATCCTAAATGAATTAAAGGAGCATTAATAGTTAATGTATCATCACAATCAAAATTAATTACACCCGCGGAAGAAAAACCAATTGCTTTTTTAGCGAATAAAAATACAGAATCATCTTTAGAGTTAAGAGTGACTCTACCTGAATTAATTATTATATGATCTCCTAAGTAAGGGAAATCTGGTATATATGATGCCATAGTTATTTAAGGTTATCTGCTTGTTTAGGTGAAATATCAGGTGATGGAAATTTGGGATCAGAAATTTGCAATGAAGGATTAAATGCTGATCCTACAGTTTTTCCAAATGATTGTAAATTTTTAGAAGCTAATTCTAAAGGTATATCTTGCCCAGCACATAAATAAATAGATGAACCATCATTATTAGGATCTTCATAAACAGGGACCCAAGGATCAGGATTTATATCTATATTGGATTGGTTATTTCTTATAATAGTAATAGGCATTCCTATTTCACCTTGTGAACTCCAAGGATTATTAGGTTGTTTTTGTTTAGTAGTAGAAGAAAATCTAATTGAATTTCCCCATCTACCCTCTAATATCACATCTCCCTCTTCAGGTAATAAACTGCGTATATCTTCCTTTTCGGTAAATGTATTGCCAAAATTTAAATCGCCGCCTTTATACGTTGTTATATCGGGAAAAGCGTTATGATGAACACTATTCCAAATACCTACTGTGGTTAGATAATAAAAAGTTTTAGCTTGTGGATCTTCATTTAATCCATAAGAAGGAGCACTTAATATAAGTACTAATTCATTTATAATTGGATATTTAGATATATTATTAAATAAAGGTTTAGCTATTAATTTAGTAGGTTTACCTGTATCAGGTGTAGTACCTGTAGGAGTAAATTTAATTGAACCTAGTCCAGCCCAACCACCTCCATCTTTAAAAAAATCTTTAGTGTTGGTATTAACAGATAATAAAATATCATTAACTCGAGCAAAGAAAAATAAGTTTTGACCCTTATTCCCTTTACCACTAGATATGTTAGATATACTCTGCTGTAAACTAGGATATAAATTACTCATTCTGTTTTTTTACAGGTAACCCAGTTACTTGATCATTTAATTGTTGAATAGACATAAATAATTGTTCTTTATCTCCATCAGATAAAAATCCTTCATCTTCTCCATTTTTGGTATTCATAGATCTTTGAACTATACCTGCCATTTTAATTAGCAAATCATCATTTTTAACTGATACGTCTAAATAATCTTTAATTAAAGGGACAATAATAACCGCATCACCTGCGGAGGTGATAAACGGTTTTAATTGTTCAATCATTTCTTTTATTTGTTTCTCTTTATTAGAAGAGTTTGAATGTATTTCTTTTAGTAAATCTGCGAATGTTTTTTTACCAAATAATACTACGGTATTAAAATCCATAATATGTTTTCGTTATAAATATAGGATTTATAAACCTTTTTAATAATTTAGATTAACATACCCATAATCTAAATACTGTTGTAATAATCTATAATGTACTTTTTTAAGTGATTTTATTACTTTAGTTATTTGAGGAGTATCTTGATCTGTTTGTTCTCTAATATAAATGTATATTCCCTTTTTATTAAAGATATCTAAACTTTCTCTATGTTTAAATAACTGGATTACAGCATCCGCAGTTTTAGCATCTTCAGGATCGGGGAATATTCTAAATAAATGTAAATCTATATATGATATAAATTTTTCTATAAAGTAATTCTCGCCCATTAAGATATCATCTGCTCCTTTTGAGTTATTAACTATATTTAAAACAATAGTTTGATCTTCATCTATAGCTTCTATTTCAGCTTTACTCTTTAATTTCTCATAATTTTTATTATTATAAAGAATTAAATAACGTTTAGCAATAGTTCCAAAATAAGAAAATGCTTTTCCTTTTGATTGGTTATATAAATGAAGCTTCTCAAGTAAAAATGAAGTAACTTCATGTTGCAATTCAGCTATAGTTTCTACTTCAGTATAATAAAATTTAAAGGTATGAATTATATTTTCAGTTAATTTATGAAAACCATAATCGATACGTTCATTATATATTCTATTTCTTTCAAGAGAACTAGTTGTTGCTAAATACTCTATAATAGCATCTTCTGTATCTTGGGTAAAATATTGTTTTTTCTCTTTAGGTTTACGTTTTCGAATTGTTCCTTTCTTGGTAAATTGTACCCCAATTTCTTCTTGAGGTACAATTAATATATTTTTTACTAAAATTTCTACTTCCATATTATTTTATAAATTTTATATAATCCGAAAGTGCTTCTTGGATAGTTTTTAGATTTGTAAAGAAAAATCCTACTTCATCATCTGATTGAAATAATTGTTTACTATCGATTTCTTTAATTTTCATTTCAGATTGTTTAACTAAATCATAAAATTCTAAAATGTATTTTTCTTGAACAGCAATTTGACTCTCAAGTTTTTCTGTTTTTTTAAGTAAATTCCAAATTATATATCCTATAACTCCTAATACAATTACTCCTATATTAATATAAATTAATCCCATTTTTATAAATTATTTAAAAGATTAGCAAAAGGTGCATTAGCATTAGATAAAGTAGGTGTTTTAACAGCATATTTAGTATTC